CGTTCCAATAAACAAATTTCTTTGCCTTTTCAATGGGGTACACTTTTAATAGTTCTTCGCCAAAGGTTGTTTTGGACCGCACAAGGTTTTCTTCCCACTGAAAGTGCCACCACTCTGCGCCACCATACGAGCCACCTTTAAAAAAACTTCGTCGAGCGGAAATTCTTTTAAAGCCATACTTTGCAGCAAGATCCGTAAAATTAAAAACTCTAGCTGTCACATCTTTTGTTTTAATAATGGTGTATTTCTTGCCCTTGGAGTTTCTTTTCGTGACAACGTAAGAAGCCTCAATAGTCTTTTCAGAAATACGAGGATTGTCGCTACGACACCAGACGGTCCACTTGCGACCGGGAGCGCTTTCAATCAAATAGGGATCTGTGTCGGGGTTTTGCATTGCTGTTGGGAGTGCCATATCAAATGCTCGACCAACGTAGTGCATTGACTTCTTGCTTCTGGCGGGGCTGGCTTTGCTTCCCAAACCACGTCTGCCACCAGCAGAGGTGATGATGCCACCTTCATCATGAACTGCTCTATAAAGTTTGTTATAGGCTTCCGCAGTATCCGAACGCAGCGTAGTTCTGGTATAGCCGGGGCGACTCTCAAACTTATCGGCTGGGCAGCGGACCCACTTTAATTTTGTCGCCGTATCTTTTATTTCTTCTTCGGGGGGATCAAGGTCTAAGCGTAACTCAGGATTACCCAAAGCTTTATTCAAGGCACCCGCCGTCGAGGGACCGACCAGACCGTCCCTATAAAGCCGAGACTTCTTTTGAAATGCCTCTACGGCATCTTCCGTTAGGGAACCAAACTGTCCATCAAGAGGACCGGGATGATAACCCAACTCCGCTAAAACTTCTTGTAGTTTTTTAATTAAATCTCCGTTTTGTCCTTTTCGTAAAATCATTATTGCCTCCACCAAGTGCTTATTATAAGTAGTTCTTAAACCACTTCACAAGATCCGCCAGCACAAGCCAACTCTCCCTGAAGATTAGTATTGTCTCCTATTTCAATTATTTCTTTTACCTGAACTTTTTGCAGGCTTTGAACTAAAACTTCATATTTCTCTTTTGAACAATCTTCAAAGGGTGCTTGTTTATAGGTATGATCCGAATGTGGTAACACCGCTAATCCATTATATTTATTTCTATTCTCCCACATCCATTCGCCAACGTCTTGCCACTCAGCCTTTTTGATGCTGATAGTGGCTGAAACATTGTGTGTGTTCTGTCCCTTTCGGTGTCCCGGCTTGACCCACTCCGCTGCCACCTTCGACACCCTCTTCAACAACTGAAGGGCTGATTCGTGTCGTGTGGTTGATCCTTCGGGAGCCTTCTGGGGAATGCCAATGACCGCTGTGTCGTGAGGTCTAAAGTATTCATCCTCAAGTAACTCTGGGTGATTAACTGATAAGTAGGTATAAATTGCTTCGTTCTTTCCCACCCTAATCCTTCGCATATAATAATCATTATGCCAAGCGTGAATGCCAGAACTTGTGCCGAGGACAAGGCTTGTCGTGCCTGCTGGCTTTACCGTGGTGCAACGTGCTGCTGTTTTAATCCCGATAATCTTTGCGACTCTTTCATTTTCTGCCTTGACCACCTTTGCGGCGCTTTTCATATCCAAGTCAAGCACAGCGCCAGATGCAATGCCGGTCATCGACACGCCAATGAGTGCGTCCTTTTCGGTGTTCCTGCGCCACACATCACGCAAATAATGGAAATCTGAGTAACCGGCTTGGAGCGTGCCAATGAAGGCTGCAACCTTTACACGCGCTTCGTAATCCTCTTGTGACTTGACATCACTAACGTTTACCTCCGTCAAGTTACAAAATTGATAAGAGCGTAGGGCAATCTCACAACAAGGATTGGTTCCCCAATCTTTATCATTAGAAAAATAGAATCCCGGTTCACCTGTCCCAGAAGCTTTTACGCGCTCCCAGAGATTGTCAAAAAATTCTTTTGTAATTCTATGTCGTAATAATACGACTGAATTATTTGCCCGTCCCCTTTGCGGGTTCTTCTCCCACCACTTACCAGTTTTCGCTGCCAACATTTCATCATCGTCAGCAGAGAAGAGACTAATGAGAGCAGCGCGGCGAATGCCACCAGCAAGAACAGCATCGGCAATATGACAAACAATGTCATGTACCTCCACAGGTTGAAGCTTATCTCCGTCAGATTTTTCATGAAGTATTCCCCTCACCTTGACCAAACATTCACGAAGAGGTTGTGGTCCCGGTGCCTTTCCTCCTGATGTAATTAGTCTGGCACCCTTCGGACGGATGTCACTAAAGTCAAATCTTACCTTTGAACCACCATAAAAATAGTTTCGCATCAAGGCTTTGACCGCATCAGCCCAGCCCTCAATACTGTCTCCGATTAAGAAACGACGTGTTCGATTTGGATTAGGTTTGCGGATCTCTGGAAGCTTTTCTACATGGTGCTGTTGAACGCTATACCCCACTCCTGTACCGCCCAAGAGCAAAAACATAATCTCACTGAATACTCTCCAATCTTCGATCGGGGCGAAAGCACAGTTGTAGATTCTTGAAGGATTGATCTCGATCGGTTTGCCACCAAACTGCATAGAACGCATCGAGGGTAATACTTTTTTAGCGGACACCATTTTATACGCAGCGTTGATCTCATCCTTTAGTTCTGGATAAGTCTTGATGTGCATATTTTTATTTCGGTTAACAAGTTCTTTCCAAGTTTCTCTCCGCTCTTTCTTCGGAAGATACTTCGCGTACTTCATGTAGACAGTAATATCGGACAGCATTTCTCGCTCAAGATCCATTCTTTCCTCCATTCCTAAATTTCTTATATTTTTCTCTCAAAGTTTCTTCTTGGCGTTTGGCTGCGTTTTCGTTAAGCTCGTCCGCTGTCTCGCCAGTAGGAGCCAAGATGTCGATCTTGATATTAGACGTGTCCATGAAAATAGGATAAACAATGCCATCAGGACCATTTCTGTTCTTGGCAACAAAGATGCGACCTGAGTTATGGCTCTTATCTGTAATAGTGCGCGAAAGAGTGAAAATAAAATCCGCTACGAAGCATTTATTAAAAGCCTCGCTAATTGACTCCATAGTAACCACCTCGGCGTTCAACCCGCTTCGGTTGGTCTGGGAAGCTGTCCACAGCGGACATTCAAACTCTTGCGCGAGACCACGAAGGTCTTCATAAATAGTCTCCAACTCGATGCGCTTCTCTTTATAAGAAGAAATAGGAGACAAAAGATCTCCATAATCTACAATAATTAAATCTGGTTCGAATCCAGCGAAGCGCAGCTTCTCCAAATGCTGTTTTAGCTTGTTGACGTTCGCCGATTTGGTGGGATATTCTTTAACGATAAGTCGCCCTTCCAGATCTTTTACATCATCATAAATCAAATCTTTAAACTTGGTGAGATCCTGAAGCTTTACTCCCGTGATACAACTATCAAACCTTGCGGCAACCATTGTGTCCAGAAGCTCTAGCGTATAGTAAACCACATTTTTGCCAGCCTTGACCGCCTGTGCGCCAAGATGGACGAGTGCCATTGATTTACCTGCGCCGGTTGGAGCAATCACAACACCAAGCTCGCCGCGACCCAGACCGCCCTTAATAATATCATCAATAGTCTTCCAGCCTGTAGCCATAGGATTACGAGACTTCAACAGAAAGCGCTCTTCGAAGTCAAGTAGATAATCATAGCCGTGATTATTATCCAACCCAAGCTTCATCGCTCCGTCGATCACTTCTTTGATCTCGTCAAATGACGAAGTCTTAAGAAGTCCCACCGACTTCATAATCGCTTCTTTTAATTTTTGCTTCTTACAAAAATCAAGTGCCGTGGCTTTGACGTATTCCACATCCTCAACCAGTTCAGTAACTGCGATGCGTGCAAAATAATCCTTGACTTGCTTCCTCACCACCTCGGATTCTTCTTCAAGTTCGGTCTTGATGACCGATGCCATGATGTCCACAGATGGATGTTTCTCATAAGTCTTACGATACTCCGCAAGACGTGAATAAAAAAGTCGAAGATACTTCAACTCTAAAAAATAAATATCAAAAACATCTGTCATCTGATCAAAGAATGACCGATCATAAAACATACAGTGGACCAACTTTTCTTGAAAGTTCTTCCCAAACTTAGAAAAGTTCTCCATTTCGAACTCGTTCCCTTTCATTTTCCCTCCGCGTTTCCTCTATTCTACTATAGTTTTACCGCGATTGCAAGGAAATATTTCGCATCGTAGCCCACAAAAGACCAAAATTATATTCACCGAAGCCGTCTTCCAACATCATGCCCTTCACTTTTGTAAGATTGAAATCAGTGCAACAGTCTTTGATACTCCAATCAATCTTTGCTTTGGTTCTAGTGGAAATCGAGGGGGTATACAGTTGCATCATTTTATAGT